CACCTTGAGTTGCCTGAACTGCGGCAGCGTTGTAGAAGTCGTAAAAAAACACGTTGTTCTCAACCTTAGATACAGATCCTGGGTGAATACATCCGTAGTCATCATCATGAGGACGAATACCTGCAAATGTTTTATCTGAGAGGATTACATTGTTAGTTCCGTCTCCATTAAGAGCAAACGCCTTTTGGATATAAACAGATGTTATCTTTTTATCTTGGAACGCCTTGAGAGTATCTCCAATTTGCATTAATCTGTTAATTCCCCCATGTTCATCTTTTAAAGACACGCTGTTGAAAAATTCTATTCGACTAAGACCATTGATTTGTGTATTGTCAATAAGAGCATTAGTGTGATAAATAGATGCCTTTAAATGCTGTTGTTTAGCAAATGGTGAAAATAAACCTACACGACCTTTATTATTCCAATTTGAAATATAAAAGTCAGAGTAATGAGGATCTTCACAGAACCAAGCACCTATATGGTCATTTGCATCTTTAACATCTGCTAAACTGCCTTCATAATCATATCCTGTTGACATCACCCTTTGACGTATATAAACATCACCACAATTTAAATTAACTTCAGCTTCTCTAATTCCGTAAATTTGATCCGTATCACCACCGTGTGATCTTGTAGATGTATGGGGATTTAGTACAGGGAACTCAATTCCAACCTCATACCAAGGATCATTTTCACTTTCTTTTTTAGGAGTGTATATTTCTATTTGAAATCCTCCTGTTGCAAATGGTCGTTGAGGATTACTTCCTCCAAACCTTAAATACTCACCTAATAAATTAGCGTCAAAATTATTTACAATAATAACTTCTTCTCCATTAGGACCTCCTCCGAGTTCATAAGCTAAAACATTTAATTCTTGAATTATATTATTTTCATTAGTTATATAATCTGGATAATATTGACTATTATTATAATTACAATCCAATAAGGATATAGAATATGATGAATTTGAATTTGACATTAATATATTGGAAGGTCCGCTAACAACGCTATACTCGCAATAAAATGTTAAGGTGTCAGAAGCAACTAAAGGAATTTCAATACTCCCACTATAGGAAAACACAGAACTCCCACTAGCGTTAAGAACCCCCCCCACAAAACTTGTTCCTGGAAAACTATTTTTTCTTACAGCTATTTCTAAAATAGGAGATCCAGTAAAACCAGATCCAGTAATTGTTGTTGTTGTTTCAAATTTAATGCGATATGTACCAGAAATCGGTGCTGTAAAAACACCTGAACTCATTGTTGAGTTTGGATCATACGTTTCATTAATGTATGACGATAGATCTAACTGATACATAAATGCATTTGGCAACGACCCACTTGCAATTCTTGGAACATTAATAGAAACCTGATTTGCTGTAAATTGATTATAAATAACAAAATCCTTCTCAAACAAAGCCCTTGCTCTTACAAAACGTACAAAATCACCTTTTGAAGGAGTGTGGTTTATTGAAGATCCTAAAACTTGTTCTTTATAATAATTATCTAAAACAAGTTTAACGGTAGTATCTGGATTGTAAATAACTTGCTTAACGGACCTTTGCTGGAAGTTAGAAATATTTGTAGACGGCTTGTATAATATTTGATAGGTATCTGCCCACATTGGTGGTTGATATGTAGAAGCAATTATTATGTCTATATTGTTGATATACGGTCTTTTCTTCAATCCAAAATTTCCACTATTAAGTGCAAGGTCAGTTAAATCCGTATTGAATGGAACGTAAACATCTCCAGCAGGAACCGTTAAAACTGTTCCGTCACGATTTGCTCTATCGTAATATTGAAAAGCAAACTCATGTTTTGCTCCTGATTTGAAAGTTCTTGTAGCTTTATTTTCACGATAAACGATCATTGCTCCTACTGTAGGAGTGTTTAGCTGGGCCTGAGTTCTGGTATACCAAGTTTTTCCTAATATTTGTAATGTTGGCCATGTTACAGTAGTATTCCATGATGCAGGAGCCATTACTTGTGACGTAATACCCAATGTATTTAAATAGTTTTGAAGCTCTACACATAATTGATTTATTTTTTGGAGATCACTTATGTAAATACTAGGATCTATATAAGGAACTAAAAAGTATATAACAGGATCAGGCAAAACAGTATTTAAAGAAAATAAATCATTATTTTTTAATTGAAGAGCTATTGTATCTCCAGCTTGAAATCTGTATTTTACAAAATCACCACCAACTTGTAGAAATGAAATAAATAGTCGATTTAAAGTTGAATAATCACAATAAAAAGAAGCTTGTGGATACGTAAATGCCGTATTTTCAATAGCCCTTCTATCAACAGTAAAATAAACACTACTATTTGTAATTTCTTGTTTATCGTAACCTTCTATATAATTGCCTAGAGCAAACTCATTAGACGGCAAGTATTCAATTGTTTTTACAATCTGAGGTATTAGGTCATAATTTCTCTCAGAATTGCTTATTGCTGGTCCAGAAGTTTCATTTTTGAAATTAATTGTCTCTGTTGAATAGTCGGACCATCCTAATTGGTTTTTATCGTATTCCTTATACAAGAAAAATTCTCCTGTGTTTCCTATACGATATGCCACTCGAATCAAACGAGAAATTGAAGATCCAGTTTCAATGTTAAGTCTTATTGTGTTATCAATGTATGAATCAATATTAACGGTTTGCGTAATATACTCGGAAGAATTAGGCAATACCATTTCTGATATTGGAGACCATGCAGACTCTTCGTTGTCATCGTAAACGTATTGATAACGAAATTGAAAAAGTTTATTTTTTAAGTTGTTAACTGATTCAGTTGTATCTGAATCGTATGTAAATGTCGGAGAAAACAGCGGAGGGTGTTTAATCCAGTCTAAATTATTAAAAGTGATTTCCGTGTATCCGTCAGGATCTGTTCCTCCCGATTGAGTGTAAAGGATTGCCTTTTGAATATTAATCTTCCGAGGAGGATTAAATTGATTGTTAGTATAACTCTTGAAAAAATTATCTGTCCAATATAGCAAGTTGTTTACAACAGCCGCATGGTAGATTTGATTTTCTTTTTGAAAATTTAATAAAGAATCTTGTAGTATCAATTCATACTGAGCATCTTCAACTGTATATCTCCAAATAGAATGATTGCTATTATCGTTCCACACAAATAAAATAAGAGACTTACTCTCGACATCTTCACAAGACCCAATAACAATATTAACACCAGCTGCAAGATGAGTATTATCCTGGAGAAAATTTCCAGTCATAGATTGTATCGCCCCTTCTGATGGGGAGTTTACTCCATAATTTCTAGAATATGCAGCGTATCTATAATCTCCATTAGGGATAAGACGATCTTCATCGTCTGTATTCATACCTCCGTTAAAAAATATTCCTTCTTGATACATATCTTATCGTAGTTTTAGTCCTGGTGCTGAGTAGAATGCGTCAAGGATTTCATCCATAGTGTTTCCTTGAGCCATTGCTGCTTCTGCCATAGACTCGGTATAAATTCTTTCTCTATTTTGAGAGTTAACAGGATATTTCTGAGGCTCGAACTCTGCAAGCTGCCAGATAATATAGTTACGCATCGGCTCAATGTAATAGTGAGGAACAAGCGTCTGAGCGTTTATATCAGCACCTGTGCTTAAATACTCAAGAACAACTTTATTATTCATAACTCCACTAGTAAATTGTATAAAAGTATTGGTGGGATCAATTCTATAATAAGCCTGATTAAAGCCACCCCCTGATGCAAAAAGAGCAGGAAAATAATTTCCGTTATAAGAGTGATCTAAGAAAAACACTCCTGTTGTCACTGATGAGTTTTCAGCGGAAGTTAAGTTATTTGAAAATTCCATTGTGGTAGGGATAGATAAATTTTCATCTAGTCCTAAAGTCCACAATCTTCCACCGTAATCGATCGCAATTTTGGTATATCTCATGAAATCTGAAGGTAGAGGAACCTGACCTACAGAGTTAATCATAAGATGAGCTACTTTTAAACACGGGAAAGAGGTAGTGCCTCTAACCACTTCGCTCATCCACTCAATAGCAATTTGCTCTAGACGGGGAATCTCAGCAGTCTGACCTTTAACACGGTTAAGAGTAGACTGAGTTACATATTCTATATTTTTTACTGGAGTTCCTTCCATTATGATGAGTAATTAGTAGGTCTTGGATTAGTATCCTCAACCGTATTGTTAATAACTTCTTCAGGGCGAGCGTCCGTTGATCGGATTAATTCAATCACACGAGCAAAAATAGGCCCTATAGCTGTTGGCATTACAACCTCATCATCTTCAGAAGAATCTAAGAATGAAGGTATGATATAAAACGTAATTGTATCCGAGTAAGGTTTTGCTGTCCAGTTAACTTGTTTGCCGCGAACATAAAACTCAGGTCTTGCCATATTCTTAATTGTGTTCAAGAATATATTTTGATCTTCGCTTTGACGAGCAAAGTAATTGTTACACGAGTCATCTGTAGCGTATTTTACACTCTTGTTTCCTGCAATAGGAGATACTGGCAATACACTTGTGTATTTGCCATTAGAGCATGCTACAGGAACGTTGTAAGGAGTTGTCATGTTTGTAGTCAACTCATTATCAGAAACAGAGGCTTCCTGAAAAATAATATCTAAAATTGCAGCTACAGTATTGTACTTGTATCTACCTAAAATATCATTCGGGACATCGCCTGAAGCAAGACGCTCCTGTATTAATTCTATTAGTTGTCTCTTTGTCATGGCGTTCTTCCTTTTTCAATTTCTAAAATTCCAAGTGAATTAAGATCTTTAAGATTAATCATAAAGTATTTAGTCAGCTCATTTACCAAATCTATATGCACGTCTTCATACCACTCAAATTCTACACTTATACTTGGATCACCAGGTGAAAAATTAGGATTGCACGTTAATGTAGAAGAGTTACTATGAGTTGCCCCGGGAACAAGATAATACGGCATCCCTGTTGCTGTAATAATATCATAATCAAAAAACGGAATAGCAGGGTATCTTACATAAGTTAAATTAATTGTAGGAATACCCTGAGGTCTTACAAGTAGCTTTTCGTTTTGTATGGTTACAATAGGACGAGCAAAACTTGGTGAAAATAAAGAGGTGGAAAGTCTGTAAGAAAAATCTTTATTAGATAAAATCTCAACGTGACGATAAATTTGATTAGATCCGGTAGAAGTGTTTTCGTAATCATATCTGCTAGCTCTACCAAACCTTAAGTAATCATTAGGTAAAATTCCATACCCGTAAGAATCTAAGGGAAGGGGAGTAGATCCGTTATCGCCAAGAGTAACAATAAAAGGACGGAGATTATCAGTAAGTTCCTGATCCTCTTCATATACCTCTAAAAAATCATTCATCTTAGCAGTATTTGCATAGTCAAGGGCCTGATTATAAATATCAGGAGTGATAAGGTTGCCGTAGGCATCCTTTCCGATCTTGTTATATACCTGATCTAATATCTCGTTAAGATTCATAATCTTCTATTAGTTATAAACTCTAATTTCAAAAGGATTAAGAGACAAAATTCCATCAGCTGAAGCTGTTGTTACAGTAATTATATTGTCCCCTGATCTTAACGCAATTGCTGCCCCACCTACAGAAGATGGATTTATTCTTACAAATGTTTTGCCACTAGGGAAAGCTCCGTTCAATGTTGCTGTATAGGATCCGGCAGCTGACCTTGACCACAATATACTTCCTATAGAATTTTCTAATTCAGTAGCAGTAGGAGCAGCTGTACTAGATTGACTAAGTAAAGCTACATATGATTTGTATCCACCGCCACTCGTGTTATCCACCCATTGAGGAGTAGAATCATCTCCGCTACAACCGCAAGAAGAATCGCAACCGCAAGAAGTATCACCACAACCGCAAGAGCAATTAGATGAAGTATCTGTGCCAGTAACCAGCGCAGTGATTTTTTCAGCGTAGGCAGCTGCTGCAAGAGTGTCTCCACACGCTCTTTCAATTTGGTATTGAGTGTAGTAAGCATTGGCTAAAGTTAATTCTTGTGCATAACGAGGAGTGGTAGATCCACCAGCAACATCTTCTGCATATATTCTTGTTATTTTATCTAGAGTGTCGTTTACGCTGCATAGCTGAGCGTTGCAAGCCACATTGTGATTTAACGTCTTTGTTAAAACAGCAATTAAAACCAAACCGTCAGTTTGTGTCTTTGTTATATTTTTTGTTGCAATTACGGTCCACATCCCTGTAGCCAATGTATTTACAACAAGAGTGTCTGCCGTTGTTGTTTCCTCATACAAAGAAATAGGAGCAGGAGTTAATCCATTCGGGTAATATAATCTAAGACTCTTGCTAGAGATTGTCCAACCTGCGTAACTTGTAGAGTCGGTTGCTGTAATCTGACCGTTAGGGTAGAAGTTGCAATCGTTAGTTACAGTAACATCTTGACAAACAATATCAACACCTAAGTAATTGTATAAAGTTGTAGTTACTCCAGAACCCATCCCTGCAACTGTGCCGAATTCAAATTTATAAGTACCTAATAAAACATTAGACGAAGTGTCTAAAGGCAAGTTATAAAATGCGGAAGTTGTAGATGCGGTAATAAAAGCATTTCCTACAGCACTCTTATCTAAAATTAGATTGCCTGCTGGGTCAGTCAACTTTGCGTAAATAGTTGCTGAGGGAGATGTTATCCCCTGATACTTTTTTGTGGAAACGTTAAAACTGAGGTTAGTAGGCATTTTCTTATAATTTATACACAAAGATAAAAAAAATAGGGTACAAATAGTACCCCATTTCAGATTATTTTTATTTTAGTTTAAGCTAGGACTTTCTTGAGCAAAGCAAGAGCTTTCTTATCCTTAGCTAAGTACTCAGATAAAGCCTGGCGATCGTCTACTGGAATGTCAGCTAAAACAACTTCTTTATCTCCTACTATCACCACGGTCTTTTCACCGTCACTACTAGGCATAATAGCGTCAATATTCCAAGCCTCTTCGATCATATTTCTAATTTCATCATCATGCTCGGGAGAAAATGTCTCAATTAACTTAACTTTTTTATCTGCGTTATTATCCATTTCGGTGTAGAGACGAGATAAAATTAATTCTTTATTTGTGTCATCGTAATTTAATGCAATTCCTAGACTTTGGCAAAGTTCAACCATTTTCTCTTTAGTCAAATTGCCTATTGCAGCTTTAGCTTTTGCTTCTGCAAACATGCTAATCGCTTTTGTTTTAGCGTCTTTTTCTGGCATTAAGAACTTAAAAGAAGAGCCTTGATTGCCTTTTTTACCATTTTCAAATGCTTGGCAAAAATTATAACAAAACCATAAAAGCTCTTTATGTCTTTCAGGATTAAACATAAATCCAGAATCAATCATTAAACTTTTTGAACCATATTGTCTTCTTCCATCATTACCAAACTTTGGTGCGGAATCAGTATAGCGAACTTCTCGCTCTTCTCCTGTTTCAGAATCAGCCCAAGTATGGAATAAAAGAATACCTTTTAATGGCTTAGAATGCACCCAAGGGACATGAGGATTGTTAGTTTGAACTCGTGTTGAAGCAGATTCAGTATAAGCAATTCTCTGAGGTTTGTTTTTCATCATAAACTCAGGAAAAACGGCTTTTAATTGGTTAAGCTCATCTTGGCCTAACGTGAATTTTTCATCATCTATAAATAACATATTGTGTTTTTTTTTGTGTGTTAAAAAGATAAAATGCTGGGGAGGGATATTCCGCTCCCCAACATTTATTAAAGAAGATTATGCAGATTATGCATATTTCAAACGTCCGAATTGCTCCAAACAGTAGAAATCAAATCCTAAGTCTGAAGACAAGTAAAGACGAGCAACGTCAGTTTGTCCGATCTTACGAGCAGATGCACGACCATCATCAGTTACTTCCATGAAACGGCTATAACCATCCATTTCCTTGTAAACTAATTCGATACGGTTGCGAAGTACTCCTTCAGCATCAGCCATCTTGTTCAATGGGATAGCCCATCCACGGTAACGCAAGTTCGGAGCTGTAGTAGCATCAAGAACAGCGGTAGTGTTAGGATCTTGCATGAAACGAGCTTGCTTGATCATGAAGTTGTAACCATCTACAATAAGTCCATTGTAAGACAAAGTACCCATTAATGATTCAACGTCATTCATTTTTCCACCGAAGAATACGTCAGCAACTGATTCATTCAATGCATTTACGTTAGCATTACCGAATCCGTTAGCACTAGTTGTGTTAACTGCACCAGCAGAGTCATTCAAACTAGAGTATAACTCTTGAGTTAACCATAGTAAGAACAAATTGCTAGAATAACGCTTAGACATTGCATTAGCCATATCTCTTAAGTCCTGAACTGTTAAAGTACTACCAACAGTTAAATCAACTCCACGAGAAGCAATTTGAGAATCCAAACCAGAAAACGTAGTAGGTACGTTAGAGTTTGTATTTGTCTTACCAAAGATCATTGATAAAGCGATTTGCTTAATCAAACGATATTCAGCCTCGTCTTGTCCTTCGTAGAAGAAACCGTTCATCTTCTTAGTCTTACCATCACCATACTCAACTTCCATCCATTGTGGTTGGTTAGTTTTTTGAGTACCAGTTAATTCGTAAGTTTCTTTGAAGATTTGAGTCTGCCAGTTATACTTAGTCCAAAAAGACTGAGATGAAGTTGGTTGGTTTGTTCCTTCGCCCCAAGCAGAACCTACAACTACAGCAGTAGCAGTAGCAGCAACAGAAGCAAAAGCACCATTTTCAATTGCGTCAATAACAACTGTAAAGATATCAGCAACACCTAAACCAGTAGTTGTAGCAGTAACTGAACGAACACGACCTAAAGGAAGAGTTGAATGAGAAGCAAGCATTACTACTTGACCTTCTTTAGCGTAAACTAAATCAATAAAGTCGTTAGGAGAACCTGCTGGAGGAGGAGTTCCTGTTTGAGATGTAACGAAAGCAGTGTAAGTACTGTTTGCAGTACCACTTGGGCTAGCTGAAACAACACCACCTGTCATTGAAATAGGAGCATCATAGAAGCCCTTTTCCCAGTGCCATCCAGTTGTGTTTTGAACGCCACGCTTCATTCCAAGTCCCATCAAAAGTTGGAAGTCAGAAAGACCGTTGTCACCATACTTGTTTTTCAAAGTACGCAAATAATGTGGAACTAAAAGTCCACTTGTGTAAGACGCATCAAAGATAGATAGCATGCTACCACTCAGACCTGCGTTCGATACGGGATTAAAAAAAGCCATTTTTTCTAAATATTAAATTTATTATTTTTTACATTTGAGATTCGAAGTACCTCTGTAGTTGAGACTTTTCAGACTGAGCATCAGGTTTCTCCAGCTTTACCACTTCTGAGCCGTTGTGAAATTCCTTGAGAGCTGATTCACGGGCCTCCCCTTTTACAGCTGATATCAAAGATTTATAAATGCTTGCCGCTTCCAAAGCTTCTGCACGATTCCGCACATATGTTTGAATTGCTTTCACATTCTGCTCGTCAGTTGGTAATGGGTTTGAAGAGATGATTCCTAGAACTTCTTGCTGAATTTGGTTCATCGTTTGTTCCGATACCGGAGCTTTTATTTTTAAACCGTCAACTTCTACTTCTATTTCTCTAATCTTTGTTGCCTCTGCCGCAACAGGCTTCCAATCATTAACCAACTTTTCAGCACTTTGTTGTCTAGTGCTGAATTGTTCTCGCAAAGATGCAACAAAATCTTTGTTGTCACCAATATTTTGTAATTTTTCTTCTACAATATTTACATTTTTTCCCAATTTCATTTTCATTGTCTTAGGAGCATCTTCAAATGTAACATCAGAGTAGGTGTTGTTTTCTTCAGCTATAGTATCGCAAATCTCTTCAAATGTCATTGTTTTAAGCAAATCTGGCTCTTGTATTATTTGAGAAAGTGCCATTACCTGTACAGGGTTTTGCTTGATCTCATCTGTGGTTTTACCAACAAATTTATTAGCAACCCCTAAGTCATTAATGCCCGTGCCTTTAATAAAGGAATTTAAATTCGCCAACTTTTCATTAGCGAAAGGAGATTCTAATTGTTGCATCAAAGTTTCTTGCTCACGAATAAAAGGCTCAAACTCTTCGTACTTCTTTGACTTCTCTTCGAACATAGAATACTTTTCCTTTACCGCATCGATAGAGTCGAAATCTCCAAAGATAGATCTTAGATCAGAAGCTTTAAATGTAGCTTCTTCTGTCACTACAGGGTCTACCGAAGGTATTGGATCTGGATTCTGATTATCATTATTAACAGGATCTGTATCCGGGTTAATATTTTCAGCAGGTGCTGGATCAGGGTTTTGAATACCTAAAGCAGCAAAAATACTAGTTGGGGTTTGTTGTTCTGAATTTTCCATGTATGTTGTTTTGTGTGTTTTATATTATTTCTTTCTCATCGATCCGGTAATTTCAGTCCCGGTTTGTTCTTGAAGATAGGCCTCTGTTTTAATTTCCTCAATATTACCTTGAGTTTTGGTCATGATTTCGAATTGCTTTTCTTTCATTCTTAATTCAGATAAAACAGTTTCTTCTTGAATCTTAGCTTGCATTTTAGCTTGGATAACTTGCAATTCAGATTGAAGCTTTTGCTGCTCTAGATCTATCAAAGATTGAGATTGAGCTTGCTGAGATTGGGCCGACTGCTCGTCATTATACTTTCTTTTCTTAGCAGACTTGTAATTTAAATACCAGGTAGCTTCTTTTATTCTACCTTTCTCAAGCATGTCTAAAATAAGAGTATAATCTGCAAGTTCAATTTCAGGCATACCGTTACGACCTACTTTCAAAGCGGTCTCAGCAGCCTCCATAATTTTAAACTTCTGCGTCTGAGAAACTTTATTGGTTAAGGAAAGTCCAAGCTCGTCTAATGTGATATCAGCTCCAGTTAAAATTGCATCTACAGCAGTCAACCCAAACACTTTACCGTAATAGTCCTTAGTATCTTTATCATACTTCATGGTTGTTACAGCACGAAGAACCATATTTTCAGAGGCTTTCATTTTAATCTGCTCTAGAGCTTGTTGTAGTGGCCATAGAGCATTATTAGTAGCCTCAACCTCAAGCTCTGCAATACCTACTAGCTTATCACCCTTTGCAGGAGATGCAGCCATTGTTGGGGTTATGCCTGTAATCTGTAGCAACTTTTCCACGTCATGTTGATAGGCTAGAATCCATTCAGACAATTGCTTACCAATACCACCTTCTAACTCTTCAAAAGAACGAGAGGTATTTACCTTACCACCAAGCACAGATGACTTATAAAAGAAATTACCTGTGTGAGAATATACTTGAACAAGATCAAAAGGAGTGAATAAAGAACCTGCAATGCTATTAACATTTAAAGCTCCAATATCAATTGCAATACCCTTAGGAGCAGCAGCTAATTTAGCTGCCTGTAACTTAAGGTGATTAATTTGCAAAGAATCGTAAACTGGAATAGCTGTCTCTGTAATAGACTTGCCCGGTATCTTTGTAAAACGATAAGACAGTTGAGGTCTTTGTTTGTTTACACGCTTCATGTTTTTTTGCTTGCCTCCAACACAAATATTTGCTCCTGGCAAGAAAAATCCTTCGTATATAAAATGACCGTCAATAACCACCGTTTTCTTTTTCTCGGTATTTACATATTCGCCAAACATGTCTTTGTAAAACTGAATTGACTGTTCTTTTTGTTTTTTCTTAAAGAACATGCTATCTTTAGAGATATACTCAAACTCAAGAACATCTACAAAGAAGTCATCGTAACGCATACGATCAGTCATTGTGTCTCTCTGAGAATACCAAGACCATCCATAACGATCATTAGCGTAAACAGTATCGTAACACCATTTAGCAATTTGATTTATAAATCCTTCGATTAACTCTTCTTCATATCCATTTTGAGCTAATAATTTACGAACTTGAGGAATGCTGTATTTCTCAAAATGTCCTGCAAATGGACTATTATCTCCCTGACTTTCATCTGTCCAGGCGCAAATAAATTTAGTTGCGTCTACATATTTAATCTTAGCGGCACCTGAGTCAGGATCTGAATAATCCTTAACAACCATAAATCCAAAATTAATAGCATCATCCTTTAATTGACGCTCTATCTTGGTCCAGTCGCTATTTTTAAATCCAAATTCAGCTAGTTTTTCTAACCCAATTTCAAAGTTTAATTTAAAGCCACCTAATGTTTCATAAAGCTCTAATTCTGTAATATTTTCGGGAGCAAATTCAGTATCAGCTATCTGTGCCATTCCTATTTTTCTTAAAATAGGATCTAACTTACTCTTTATGAATAATCTATATTTCTTTAAAGCTCTTTGATTTCTAATATCTGGATTTATTGAATCCACTTGTATTCTTTGGTTTTCAGTGCCAATTACAGACATGATAATTCTCTTTAGCTCTGGAGCCATTGAAAATATTTTAAAGTCAATGTTTGAATAACCTTTGCGTTTTCCTCTTGCATTTGCCGCATTAAAATTAGCCCCAGTTCCACCAGCTCCTGTCTTCTCATCGCCTCTGGTTGACCACATATCAATATACTTTTGTGGGCTTTGATTTCCCTCAGAGTAATTTCTCATCTCCATTAAGCGAGACATATCAGATCTACTAAAATAAGTTTTATTATTTTCGTATCTGAAAAATATAGCACGGCCTACTTGAGATAACCACTTGTTATCTTTCTTTTTAGGGTCTACGTTATCCCTTGGCCATAATACTGTGTAATCACTCATATATTAATAATAAAAAGTACCAAATAATTCACCATCTATTTTTGAAGCTTGTTCATTCATTTCTACAAATTTAGGGTATAATGACTTACTTCCCAAAAGTGCGTAGCCTCCAGCTGTAAATAAATCGTATTTTGTCATTTCTTGCTTCCCATCAATATTTGCCGTTTCTTCTAACATCTCAATATGATTCTCATAATCACAAGCATCTTTTAAATATTGCTCCCACACGTCAAATATATCCTGTTTTGTAGAATTATTTGAACCATCCGTAGTAATTCTACCCGGCAATGGCTTTTTCTCTCCCTGTTCGTTCATATCGTAAAGCAAGTATCCTCTCAAGCCCCAGTCAATAAATCTCTCATATAAATGAGTGATATTCATCTCAGGATAAAGCATGGCTCCAAAAAAGACACACGCCTTGGCTAGATCATCAGCATACTCCTCTCTACCTACATCTCTTTGTTTATAAGTTAGTACAAATTTATCACTAATCCACTGACTACGCAATTTTATTTCATTGCCATTATCACCGTCAATTGAATTGTCTCTTTTGTAAAAAATAGCCCCTGCGTTGTAAGACTTTTTCTTACCGCTTACCTCTTGGGATTCGTATTTTGCAGGGTCGGCCCCCATTACAAATCTATTCATCACGTTCCACGAAGGTCGCCAAGATTCTAATTCAGAGTCCCACTCTTTTAAATTTCTTTGGTCAGGCCTTGGGACATGTGATATAACAAATTTACCCTCCTCGTTTTCTTTTAATCTCACAGTAGATCCACGTCCGTCTACCCACTCTAAGTCATATCTTCTGGTGACGTGAGTTTGAAATGTCAGCTGAGTTATTCTTTTTCTTATTCTTAAAACTGGAAAAGAAGAGTCTTTTGAAGCAGACATAAAACATTCTTTCAGATTAAATGGAAAGTTTTGCATCTCCTCGATTAATCCTGTTTGGTCATCATTTGACTCAAGTGATTTTCTTTTGTTTTGTAGATATGTTCTTGCTCCAATTGACACTAAGCGACCGTCACTATTTTTTACAGGTCTCTTAGGATCTGCTACAATAGAGTTGCCGTACTCGTCAATAAATCCATCTAAACCATCGTATGCCGGGAAAAATATAGTAAACAATCCCGAAGCAGTTTGTCCGTTATCATTTCTTTCATCAAATTTAGAGGCTAGGATAAGTCGCTTCATCTGATCACCACCACCCTTCTCCATCTCCCCTAAGGTAGAGGTTAGAAGGCCAAGTCCGTGGATGTAAGGGCCTTGAGCAAGACACTTCATAACAACCCTCCACCTATCAATAATATTCACGTTAATACCGTTCTTAGGATCAACCTTACCTACCTCATCATGGTGAATGAAGTGCAGCTTTTCCATGTCATACGCTCTCTCTCCTGATGGTCTGTGATTAATCCAACCCTCGTGTGGAGGAAGAGAAGTTGTTCCAACACCTCCTGCCGTTCTATTTGCCGGAGCTGTAAACTGTATTGCCTCCTTTGGAACAGAAGACCCTTCAGTCATTAACTTAAAGAAGAAGGGCATTCTTCTCAAACGCTTGGCAATATGATCCACAAATACTTGAGTGGAGTGGTAGTCAGACATGCTCTGAATACCTCCAAAACGCTGTATTCCTAGGGTTGCCGTCACATACCAATTCAAAAATCCTGCGCGAGATGTGGCACCTTCTCTTCGATGCTTAGGATAGATAACTCCATACATCGTTCTTTCACCAGTATCTACTAAGAACTTACCTTCCTCAACATATGATTTTGGGTTCATTTCTTTAAACTCATCTACACCTTTTTTAGTGTTAAAATATCTAACGAAACTATCTTTGCCGTCTGTATAAACAGCCTTGTGTTTATAAATACCATCTGTTGTTGTATATCCATACATTACACCTAAAAACCATCTTCTGTCTCGATCTCGGTACTCAGGATAACCTTCTCTGTTTTTAGAGTTACCAATAGGCCAAAAATTTAAATAGGTATACATGCAGCCGGGTATGTATGTTGGCTTACCGTTATTAAAGAAGAAATACCCGACATAGTGCCTCTTAATTTGTTTCTTAATCCACACTATCTCCTTAGAGTAATAGGCAGCGTTGTTAAATAGCTCTTCATCAATATCTTCTAGTTTAACAACTTCTTTCGGCTTAATTTTTTTCTTTTTTCGGATAACAGATTCAATATCTTTAAGCCTAGCTGGCATTTCCTGATATTGAAACTTTTGTTTGTCGGGAGGATTGCCATACCCATCAATTTTTTTTATAGCCTCCTCATATGGGAGGTTGTAAAATTTATCTGGAGTTAAGACTTTAACTTCAATTGGGAATAAGTCTTCATCATCTATATTTAGAAAAATAGACGAGTCGGCTTTATCATATTTATATTTTGTTTCACGCATCTACATCCGGGAATATATTTCCTTTGTCTTGAAATTCTCTAATGTATTCTTCCGGTCTAATACCCAAAGAATCTAACAACGTAAATTCGGTTAACTCATCTTCTAAATCCTTACTTTTTTCTCCTTGTAAAAATTCATTCTTAGAAGAAGTAATTTGACTCATCGTCATATTAATAATCTCTCTTCGAGTCTTCTCTGCTTGAACGATCTTTGCTTGAGCAACTTCATCCTCTGCCTCTAGTTTAATCTCTAACTCTGTGTAGCGCAAGAGAGCCTCCTCGGCAGACTTCCACACCATGTACTGCTCACCACCCATAAGTAACAAGAAATATATTGCCCTTCTATTTACACCCTTAATTTTCCAAGACAACATGTCTGTAATATATTTTGGATAGGGAGGCTCAATATTTAAACACTGCATCGCCCACGTCTTCCTTCTTTTTAAATCGGGAATACCTTGCCCTGGAGATCCTAGGTCGTACATGTATATTAAATAACGAAGCACAACATCTGGATCTAAATCTTTAGGCAAATCATTTGCTGAAAATATAACAGAGAACTTAGATAAATCTGAAAATTCAAATAAGACAGGCTGATCCATAGGTATCTTATGGATTGCATATTTTAACTTATCAAATTCGTTACTCTCGTACTTCATATCCCATTACTTCGTTATGTCTAATAAGATAATATCTGTCAGATAATCTTTTGTTTAAAGAGGCCTCCAAAGGAACCCCTGAGTTTTTTTTAACTTTTATATAACTACCCACTGTAGGTATAGCATCCGTGCCATAAACTAGTTCCTTTTCCGGGCTTGGACCTCCAACATGGGAGACTTTCCAAATATCTTCCTCATATTTATCTTCTTCGTAATTATCAAGAATAATAATTGTCTTGCTCTTTGGCTTGTTCTGTATTACAGGAAGGACTAAAGAAAAACCGTCTGGCGGTATTAATTTACCATCTCGAATTGTAAGGTAAACATATTCTGTATTTATTAAGCATATTTGTAGTCCGTCTATGTAAACCACACGGGTAGATGCGTTTTCGGCACTCATGCCAAATACCGTTCTCATCTCTACATACTTAATAAATACACGGTCTCCTTTTTTCCAACCCTTGTAATCTTCATGTACCGTGCAGTCTATATTAGTCCAATATTCTCCTTCCTCTCCATTTTGACGTATTACCAAATGAATTTTCTGATCTCCTACATTAAAACCATCAGCCAAAGGATTTTTGTCATTTAAAACAACGGGCAAATAATTTAAATACTTCATATAATCTTTTTTTTGTGTGTAAAATTGAAATACTTTTGTACAGGACTGTTCTGGTCCTGTGTGTGTTTTTTATTTGTGTGCAGAAAGTGGGGGCAACGGTCCCCATTTTTTGTTAGTGATTTCTTAACTGTGTAAAAGTGGTGGGCAACAACATTGCCTCTCTGCTGTTCTCTGTCTCATAGGCAGTGTCAAATGACAAAACGTGTAATTTCATAGCTGTGAGTTATTGTGTTTTATTTAACATTGCTTTGTAAATATCCTTCAAGACCTTCATCATGGTTCCAAATAAACGCCTGAGCTGTTCTCAGTGCTTGATAACCCATCTTCTTGTGCCATTCGTCTAACGCACAAATCGAAGGTAGAAATCTTACTTTCACACCTCGATATTCGTTTACCTGTTCTTTATGATAATGCCCACAATGGGCCTCTCTAAATTCAGTCATCGCAAACATTTCCGGCTGCTCCGTAGCCATTATTAACGGCATATCAGAAGGCTTTTCATTATCTCCGTGAGTAAACATTATCATGTTTTTTCCATACCTATAATATTTTCTAGGCGTTGTAGAGTTGTCTACATTAACATTGGGGTCGTTTCGATACCAACCTGCTATGACATCTCCAGCGTAAAACATTCTCTCGTAGTCGTGGTTGCCAGACACAACAATTATATCAACAGGAGCTACATCTTTCAAGAAATCTACCGCTCTAACTATTAGGGTCCAGTATCCTTTAAATGATTCTTTCCACCCTATGGTATCATGTTGAGGGGTTCCTTTTGTTGTAGCCATCCTCATGCCGTCTGTATTCATTCCATCGTTTCCAATTGGAAGAAGAATCTTCTCGATATTTATACCTCGACCTTTGTTGACTAAATCTTCAATTGTATCGAGAAATTGTTTTTCCATTTCCTCTAGGGTAATGTCCGTCAACTTTCCATAATGAATATCAGGTAAAGATATTTCAAGAGTTGATTTTGTTTTGTAGTCGGGCCTTCTGCCTTTAGTTATTACTCTAGTTTTAGGGCTGTAACTAGCTGCAAATTCTTCAATATCATTTTGAATCTCTTCTACCGTCCTGTCATTTTTGGTAACTACAGAGAACCTTTGCTCTCCTTTCATGTTTTGCCAATATTTAACAGAATTAACCATTGAATGGTCAATACCGTTTTTATCTAAATACTGCTCAAACTCAGTTATAACATTATCCGAATCGTTGGCCAATTCAACCTTTACTACTTTTCTATTAACTTGGTTTCTTTCGGCCCTTGCAGACTTCAATGCTGCTGTAGCGTCTTGTAAACTAACTTTAAATTTTCTTGCTATGTAACTTGGGCCTGACTTTAAGTAACCTGGCCTAGCGTGGAGTATCTGTACTAGTTTTGGGATTGTCATATAGCTAATTTAAAACTTAGTGGTTTGCGTTGTTGTGGAACTCGTTAGATTTTAAAAGCGTAAAATATTCTACAAAAGATTGGTATGGAGCGTCAATTATTAAAGGCTCTGTTGATCCTGTTATGTATATTAAAGTTCTTGAACCTATTGACGTAGAACCATCGTTACGGAACTCCACATCTGCTTGTATTGCGGCAACCTTTGTAATATCAAAAATTATTGGAACAGAGTCTGTGTATACACTTTGTCCAGGGTTTGCTTCAATTTCTTCTTCGGTATTCCACACCACACAAACAGTAGCGCAAAGTACAGGAAGTGGTTTTTTATCATCCTCTTCCTCTTCTCTCCTTTTTTTGGACTTAAAGAACATATGGTTAATTTTATCCAAAAATACAAAAATCCCCCTAAATAAGGGGGACTTTATTTTTAACTTAGAATGGGAGGTCTCCGTCTTCTTTGTTTTGGTTTGTGGTCTGGGGGGTAGTTTCTGTTGGTACTGTTTCATTGTTGCTTGATTTAGATTCACCTTCAATCTTCCACGCCTGCAATGAGTTGTAGACCCTTCCATTATGCTCTCTTCCCTTGAGATTAAACTGTACATCAATCTCATCACCTACCTTATACGGGTCAATAATGAACGTGTTGTTGTTTATAAGTTGAAACTCAATGACCTCAGGGTACTTACCCTCGATCTCAAGAACAAATGTTCTAACAGCAAACTTGTCACTCTTTTGTTCGGTCTGACCTACCGATTTGATTTTTCCTTTAATATTCATTTTGTGTAATTTTGTTTGCAAATATATTTGTTTTATTTTTAAATACAATCTGTTGTTTTGTATACTTTTTAACAATTTGCTGTTTGTTTGTTATTAAAATTTATTTGGAATATTTGTAAGAGTATCACTACATTTGCAAAAGTAAAAACACACATAATAAAAAAACCATGTTAAATATTGACAAAAACATTCCGATCCCAGATAGCAGTGGAAGAGGCCGCAAGACAGAATACATCTTGCCTGAATTAGAGGTTGGGGATTCTTTCTTTGTTAAAGGAGAGACCTCAAAGTACTTAGCTAAATTGTTCTACCAAAAGAAGAAAAGAAACTACGAGCTTACCGCAAGAACTATGGAAGGCGGTGTTCGTATTTGGAGAGCAGCGTAATAAGAATTTATTTGTTTAGTTGGAGTCGAGGCCAACAAGTAAACAAGAATACTGGCCCTGTTGAATGGTGTGAGACCTCGACCTCCCCATTCTTCGGGGCATTTTTTTTCACACACAATGAATACAGGACAAATTGTAAGGGCAAAATCTATAAGAGATTTTACAATGGTTAAGAACGATGTTCTTAGATCAAAAAGTTTAACAATAGAAGAAAGAGGTCTTCTTGTTTATCTACTTTCTTTACCAGAAGATTGGGTACTGTATAAATCAAAGTTACATGAAAATATGCCAGACTCTAAGGGTACTATTGATCGTGTGTTTAAAGGCTTGCAAGAAAAGGGATACATAGTATCTGTTAAAGTTATTGAGCCTCAAACAAAAGTATTTAAAGGGTGGAATCACATTGTCTATGAAGATCCGATATTAGAAGAATCCGACACTCGGGAAAAGCCGACATCGGTGTTTGCCGACATCGGTCAAAGTATGCCTATACAAAGACAGAGTATTAATACAAATACAGATATAAATACAAATACTTTGGTGAAAAAACCGAAAAGTAGTTTTATGCCACCTAAAGTAGAAGAAGTAAAAATGTTTTTTAAGGAGAAGGGTTATACAGAAGAAGCAGCGGTAAAAGCCTTTGACTATTACACAGATGGTAATTGGCACGACAAGAGTGGATCTCCCGTTAGAAATTGGAAACTCAAGATGCATGTTTGGTTTAAGGATGGTTATAAGATTCAAGAGGGCAAGATTAAGGTGAGAGATATTTTCGGAAGCACACACTTAAAAACACAAGAAGAAATAAATAGAGCTGAACCAGGATACTTCAAACAAATATGAGCAACTACCAAAAAATAACAGCACTAGGAATTAAGTGCAAGGACATCTCAGGACAACAGAAAGTTAATTGCCCATTCTGTGTAGACGGGAGATCAAACAAAAAGGACAAGAGCCTATCTGTCAATGTGGAGATGGGTGTGTACAAGTGTCACTACCCAGCATGCTCCGCGTCAGAAGGTAAAAGCGTAAATCTAAATGAGAGAAAGGTAGAATATGTGAGACCTATCTCTCGATTGCAAAAGGTAAGCGATAAGGTTGTCACTTGGTTTGAGTCGAGAGGTATATCCAACAATACCCTACTGCAATTTAAAATTACGGAGGAGGAGCAGTTCTTTCCTCAGGTTCAGAAATCTAGAAATGCAATCTGCTTTAACTATTTCAAGAATGATGTTTTAGTTAACGTAAAGTACCGCGATGCCGAAAAGAATTTCCGTATGGTTTCCGGGGCTGAATTGATTATGTACAACTTGACCTCATTAGAGGGCTATAAATGGTGCGTAATCGTTGAAGGTGAGATAGACTGTCTGTCAATGCATGAAAGTGGAATCTACCCCGTTGTGAGTGTCCCAAACGGGGCCTCTAAAGGTAATCAGAACTTAAAATACTTAGACAACTGTATTGATGACTTTGCTGATAAGGAGAAAATCATCATTTTCACGGACAATGATTCGGCAGGACTCTCTCTACGCGATGAGCTAACAAGAAGACTTGGTAGAGAGAGAATATGGTATGTAAATAGTATTGATGGTTGTAAGGATGCCAACGAGATACTTCTCACCTACGGGTCAGATATGCTACAAAAAGTAATAGCTGAAGCATATCAGATACCAATAGAGGGTATAGAAAAAGTAAATGACGTTAAGGATAAGATAAATGATATATATCTTAACGGTTTCCCAACAGGGCTTAAGGCCGGATATCCAATGCTTGATGAACATATTTCTTTCAGGGGTTCGGAGTTTACAATTATTACAGGCACACCTAACGCAGGGAAGTCTACATTTCTGAGTAATATCATTGTTAGACTTGCAGCAAAGCACTCGTGGAAGATAGCAATGTTTTCCCCAGAAAAGCAACCTACAGAGATTTTATTTACCGAGTTAGCTGAGTTATTTATCGGCAAGTCTTTCTTCTCCTATAATCCAATAAGCAAGATGACCGAGAGTGAGGTTGATAAGGCCCGTGAATTTGTGGAGGATATGTTCTTTTTCATGAAGATAGATGAGATGGATGTAACCATAGACGGCATACTTGATAAGGCTGCCGAGCTTGTAAAGAGAAATGGAATTAACTGTCTTGTAATAGACCCGTGGAATTATGTAGAGCATCAGGTCCCAAAAGGAATGAGCGAGACACAATATATATCAGAGGCATTAACAAAAGTAAAAAGATTTAAAGATCGTTATGGAGTACACGTTTTCCTTGTCGCACACCCGACTAAAATTAGAAAAGAGAATGGAGCTTATGTTGTCCCTACTCTCTACGACATCGCTGGTTCAGCGCATTTCTTCAACAAATGTGACAATGGTTTTGTGGTCTATAGAGATTACGCAACTGGAGAGACGCAGGTCCATATTCAGAAAATCAGGTGGTCTTTTGTGGGAAGAGTTGGAGAGGTTAGATTCGTATACGATGTAAAATGTAAAAGATTTACAGAGATTGGAAGCGAAGAGAGATTTAGCCCATTGAATGATTACGAACAAAAGAACAATGAAGAATATGGAAACGAAGATATACCATTCTGATCCGGCCTTTCAATACGGGCTTAGACAAGTGGCAATTACGAAATGGAAAGATGGTGAGTTAATTGGCTCTAAGCAAGACTTTTACGAAAATATTGAGGCTGTTTACATTTGTGTTGATAAAAAATATATTGAAATAGTTGAAGTTTTATTTGCATTCTGTGAAAAAAATGTTAGATATTTGCGTAAATATAATTTAATACCTAAAGAAGTAAATGAAAGAATCAAACGAAGTGCAAGTATTAGGTCGTGTAAAGACCTTGGAATTTCGAAAGCCAGCGGCTCCAAAAAGTACAGAGATACATATATGCATAATCTCTATAAGTTCGTCTACTGGGAATTCATTCAGAGTCATACATGTGAGCAAGTAAAAGAAATGTTTAACCAAATAAATCAATAAATAAAAATGACAACAGAAAAAAAAGAAAAGACAATTCATTTTGGAGATATCTTAGAATATGTGCCAAATGATCGCAAGGAAAGATTCATTAGTGATTTAATCCTCTACGTTCCTCACTTAAAAGAAGAGGCCGATAAGTTTAGTCATGTAATTCACAATGTTGCCGTAGGAACTAATATGAGGAACTACATTAACCTTATGAAAGATGTGAGTCTAAAGGTTTATAACGCTACGGGGAAAAAAGATAGGAAGAGAGCAAACATTCTTTACAGACAGTTAATGTATTGGATGATATACAAAACATTACCTGTAACATTAGAAGGTATTGGTGACGAGTTTGAAAATAAAAAACACGGTACTATTTTACATGGCATTAAGATGTTTGAAAATACGATGGAGACATCGTGGAAAGATAGAATGGTTGTCCAGTACTTTGTCGAGAAAATGGAAGAACTCGGATACCCACAGCCTAGACAGGCATACAGAGAATTATTTTTTAAGTTAAACATTCAACACTAAAAAAAATGGAGATTACAATTGAAAAGCCGCATCAGACTATTTACCATTTTAACGGTGAAGTTATTTTAGATATGAAGTATGAATACACTCTTACTAAGATTGTCAATTTCACAGGAACATCATATGAGGTAGAAGCTCATCCATCTTCAAATGAGACAAATTGGGGAAACTGGAATGAATTAAAAAAACAATTTGTTGAGGATATCATTGTTAAACACTACGAGACACATGGAGCAGAGTAAGACCACTATAAGCAAAGTAAAGTACAATTACAAGGATGAAAAAAGTTCAAATACTCTTGAAGCAGTAATTGCAGACCTTCGCAAAAGGGAGGAAAAAGGTTTGAAAGAATATGGGACCACCGTTGATCGAAAAGACTTAATTTTGAAAGATTGGATAAAAGAAGCCTATGAAGAAGCCCTCGACCTTGCCGTCTACCTACGAAGAGCTATGGATGACATACAATGAAGAAACAGAGACTTACACCCCAGTAATTGTCACTTTAATGGATTACGACTACGAAGAAAATAAAAAATATGGAAAATAACTTGCCTTTTTTAAAGCACCTGATCAAGAACATGCATCCCGAATGGAGCGATGCTCAAATTGAAATGGAAGCTATCCGTGTTTTAAATTCTAATGATGAGGAAGAAGAGGGGTGTCTTTATTGCGGATCGTAACAAACTCTTGTTAATATCTTTTAATTGACTTTATAAAATTCTTTTATATCTTTGTAAAAGAATATGAACACACACACGCTGATTCTGGCTACAATTTTACTAGCAGGATGTCAAGAAACAAAATGTCTGGATGATAAGCGCATTCACGATCTCACCTCAACGGAGGTGGAAAGTGTTGACTCTTTACTAATAAAACAGTGCCAAGAATCAGGTGTTGATTATAACACGGTAGGTACCACAACAGATCCTACAGAAGAAGAACTTAACTAAAATAAAATTTTATTATGAACAATTGGTTGTTAACATCTATAATCATTTCTGTAATAGTAGTGATTATATCATACTTAAATAATGGTGATGACAATAAAAATGGTTTTGCCTCATGACCATTACGCTAAACGAATCTGAAGTACATTTTCTTAGAACATTTGCATCGACAAGATCTTTTTTTAGTAGGAAGAAAAATGTCGTAGACCAAAAGTTTGCCTCAGACAAATCTGGTTTTGAAATAGACTTTGATGGGTGTCTCTCAGAGTATGCTTTTTGTAAGTGGCACAACATACATTTTAGTTTATCCTTTGGAGACGATACAGCAGGTCAACCTGATTGTATATATAAAGATTTGACAATAGACATCAAAAGCACTCGCCTACCAAATGGCCGCATGATTGTCAAGTTAAATCCTCAGCCGATGGATATGTATATCCTTGCCATAGTAGAGGATGACTACACAATTCGCTTTGCTGGATACGCTCGCTCGGAGGATATAAAAAAAGAAGAGAATATTCGTAACATGGGAACAGGAGACTCGTATGTATTAGACCAACATCAACTATTAAAATTTAAAGAAAATGGCAAAACTAAATGAGAACATTGAATTGTTCAAGTGTTATGTAAAAGCATCTCACTTCACAAAAAGAGAGAAGGATTCAAATACTTACCACAAGACTTATGCATTTGCGGTACAATCTTGCGCTGGTAAAATACTTACCTTTCACGTTATGACAGATTACGGTATGATGAGATCAAGAGTGCCTATCTCTGAAATATACATGCACGAACCAACTAATGACGTTCCATTTCATTTTAAACAGCTGTGGGATTGTTTCTCAGAAAATGTCTCTGTCATAACTTACGACTATTTGTACGAGAAGAGATGTCAAGTAGTTCTGAGAGATAGCACATTAATTTGGGCAACTTATCTTATGACAGTTGATTGGTATAGAAATCCATATAGCGATGAGCCTAGCGATTACAAAGCAGGACATATACTTATTGCCGATGATGGTTATTTACTTTGTCAGCCTAATAATAGAATATACTGGAAAGATTCTAACTGGATCACAAAAGAATTCCCAATGGAGCCATCAACATTTAAAGTTGATACAGACTTACACTGCGTAGAGACTCTTTCTGATAAATGGGTTTCTGAAGACTCAGATTGTTATTACTATAATATAAAAGAAAATGCACACAAAAAAAATTAAAGTAGCTTACTTCCACGATAAAGAAGAAAGTAAATTACTAGAAGTCTCTGAATGGGCTAGTGGAGCCGGTGTAGACATAGCTATTACAAATGAAAAAGGGAGACAGTTAATCCCCCTGTCATATCGTGACGCTAAAAATTTGCGAAGACTTATTCGTTATATACTTAGGCCAATTGTTGATTAGCAATTCCACTTCTTTAGTGATAATGCTTTTCTTGTTGGCCGACCTTTCTCGTCCTTCATTGGACCAGGCATGCCGGACATTCTTGCACAGAATGATTTGCGTCTCTTGTCGTCTTTGCTACCCTTTTTTATCTCAGAAGGTTTCTTAGTTACAGCAGTTTGCAACTTAGATCCTGGGTTTGCTTTTCTATACGAGGCAACACCTTTCTTGTTGAGTCCTCCTGTAGCACTCTTACCTTCCTTTCGAGTCCATGCAGCAGTTGCCATTACTTTTTCTTTTTAATTTTACTCTCCTGTTTTAACATGGCGGCAGTAGGTTTTTTCCCAGACCCCTTGTTGGCGCGAATGTTATCCCAAAGTCCTCTTTGAGATACACTTCCATCCTTTCGTTTTAACATTTGTTTTTTAATTATTACTTCTTTCTTTTGCTTATAGATTCGTCCGCCTTGAACATCTGTCTGGCATATCTTGCATTAGGAGTTGCTCCGATAGATGTTTTACTGGTAGCTCCAGAAACTTTATAAATAGGTTTGTCTGATCCTGATTTTGTTCTAAGCAATTGAGAGTTGTTGCTATTATTTGTTCTCTTAACAAAATTCTCTTTTACTCCACCTGTGTTTTTAACTCCTACAGAGATAGATCTAGAAGGGCTAATAACAGCAGCGGTTTTAATCTTAGTTTTTTTTCCATCAGGATTAGTAAAAGAAGTTCTTCCAAAAGAGATAGACTTATCTCCAACTAATCTAGAACGCTCAACAGTTTTTCTATTGCCAGAATCACCGTAAGTTTTGGTTACATTTTTAACCAGCTTACCGTTTCTCACAACATTTTTTACTCTTGAAACATTACCTTCTGAAGATACAGAGTAATTAATAGTTTTTTCTCTTCCTTTCATTACCCTTGTCCTTTAGATAGTTTAATATAATTACGAGAACACTTAGAGCAAGAAGACTTGGTTTTCGAATGAACGCCAGGTCTTCTTACTTTAGGTTTCTTTTTAAAAGAGGTTGCTGTTTGTAGCTTTGCCATCTTTTTATTTTTTATCGTTTACCAACACGTCTGTGTGAAGCGAATTTTTTAGTTTTAACGTCTTCCGATGTTCCAGTATATCCTAATCTCGAATTAGTCACAACACCTCTTGTATCTCCAGAAGCTGCAAATCCTTTTTTAGTACTAGTACCTACACGATCAACTTGTTTAGCTCTCTTCCCATATTTTCTAGCGTTTTTACCAAGCAAAAACGGAATTCCACCACTGTCTGTAACTGATCTTGTTCTAGTAATAATCTTATCTCCAATTTGCTTAGATTTAGTCCCCGAACCTTTTGTTACAGCACCGAATTGAGCATTCTTTGTTACTGTAACATTTCTTCCAAGTAAATTTTTTCTATAAACAGCCTGTTCTTCATTGCGTGTATTTCTTTTATCTCCTACCCCTTTAAGGGTAGTTCTTTCATTTTTAGGTATTTTCTTTGAAAATCTTTTATTTGCAGCGTATTCACGATCATTCTTTATATCAAATTCAGATTTTTTACCAGTAGGAGAAAGTTTGTTTTCACTAGTATATTTTAAATAAGTACCAGTACCTCTAGCTTTTCCTCCACTAGTTGTTTGATAACCTTTTGAGTAAAGTTTTCTAACTTTATCCATTTTCTCATCTTCTCCTGCCTGACGGGCTGCTGAAACTTGTTGTGCCACTCCTTGATTATGAGCTTTACTTTTAGATAAATCATATTGACCCTCGGTTTTCTGTATAATTTCGGGATAATCACTTCCGCCCAATCTTGTTTTTACTTTTTGCATTGAAGGAAATCCGCTTGCGTTATATGAACCTTTAATTGGGACTTCAGTTACAAATTTTTGATCTCGCGCATCATTTGAACGATCAAATTGTTGTATGTTGCCTCTACGTTTAGCTCCGTATTCCGTTCCGTTTCTGTTGTATTTTGCAGGAACTTGATAACCTTTTTCTTTTGGAGCTTTTGGAACTTTTGGTTTCCTTTCTGGTGGAGTTCCAGTGTTTAAAGACATGCGTCTTGTTGTTGCCATGATTTTTTTTTTTAGTTTGTTTAATTAATTATAGACACAAAGATATACAAAATCTTATTATATTGCATTCATGAAAACAAAAAAATATAAATGTCCTGAGTGTGGATATTATAACGCTCACCAGCTCGGATGCTCCAAGATCGGAGAAAAAGTAAAGCTATGCGATATTGTTAAAGATTACCAAAAGGCTAAAGATTCTGGAGAGGAGTACAAACTACCTTCAAACATTTAACAACATTGTTAATAACTTATTTTGCATATTGTTTTTAATATTTTGTACATTTGTGAAATATATAACACACAATGCAAAAATTAAGAGTAACTAACCAGACGGTACACGATTTTACCGCCTCTTGCCACACATTATTAACCGAGCTGTTGGCACTCAACATGGAGCTAACTAACGAAGAAATTATTGAGTCGTTCACAGGATTGACTCAAGAATTAGCCTCTCGTTCAAATGAGGCTTTTGACAAAATGAGAGAAGATCCTGAGTTTCAACAAGAGTCTGTAGCGTTTTCTAATGCAATAGAAGAAATCCCACTAGATGAAGATAGTGAAGCAGTTGGTGTATGAGCGTATGCTCCGCAAAACCTTTAGCGAGGATCTATCTGATGATTTAAAGTTAGAGGTCTTGACGTGGGTACTCTCTCAAATGAATAAGAAAGAAAAATAATAGCTCCGTTGGCCAGGAGATCGTAAAACACAGTAAGCCTCTGACACAAGCTCAAGTAACTGTTCTCATCGTATAGGAGATAGGGTTAGCCTTCCCGATGTCGTTTAAAAAGGCACATAGGGGAGTGGCGGAATAAAGACGCTAAGGAGGTAAGATAGATAACACATAATAGGATTACCTAAGGTATAAGCAGGAACACCTGTTATAGCCTTTCCAGTGAGTGTTGTCGTGCAGGGTTATAACCTGTCTCCCTTGCAAACTTAAAACTAAAGACAATGAGCAAAAGATACACAATTGAACTATCAGAAGAGCAAATGAGATTGATCTCAGATTGCATGGATGATGTGTCTCGTTTTGCTGCTGGACAATGGCAGTTAAGAAGCACCATTGAAGAAATGTTGAGAGGCTTGCCATTTGATGAGCAGATGAAAAGACGTGATGAAGCTGAGGAATTACTAAAACAGGCTAAACGAGTTCTTCTCCCTGACTTTGTAGACAACGAAAGTTTTGGATACAACAGCACCGAGTTTATCGGAAACACCTATCAAATTACCAGAACGATATTGTATCAACTTGCAAAAGACAATGACTGGGATAACGTCTATTCCTCTCCTGCCTTGGCAAGTGGAACTTTAGGGACAATTAAAATTGAGCAGATATGAAAGAAACACTTGAAGAAGCTGCTGAAAACCATATGAATAAAAAACTTAAAGAAACGGCTGAAAGATTATTCCCAAAAGAAAAATACCCTACAGAGTTTGAAATATTTAGGAAGTGTTTTATTAGTAATGCTAAATGGGTAAGAGATAAAATCAATGGAGGTAACAATGAGTAACAAGAAGCAAACCTCTGTAGATGTCCTCTTCGAAATACTATGGGAATGTCCAAGAGATAAGTGGGAGTGGAATGCATTACTCAAGGAGGTAAGGGAAATACACAAGCAGGAGATGAAGGATTTGTATCTTGCTCATGTGACTAAAGTCCCTCGCCTGAGAGAAATCTTCGAGAAGCAATTTGAGGAATACTACACGAATACATTTGAGTAATCATGACACCTAAATTAAAGGCTAAGGAACTAGTCGACAAGTATTGGATCTATCTTCGAGCAGGACTGCTTTACGATGAGGAGGCAAAAGACGATGCGAAGCATTGCGCTTTAATTGCAGTAGATGAGATTATTAATACAAGAATGTCGGGTGTTGAATTTTTCTACTATTGGCAAGAAGTAAAACAAGAAATAGAAAAGCTATGAAGGAAACAAAAATTCAGCATATTAAATTCCATACTGGAACTCAAGAAATGGCAGAGCATGAACAATTTATAAAGTCATGTAATGAAAAAGATATTGAGATAATCGGTTTTTGGGTAACTTATAATGATCGCCCTCACCAACATATTCCTCACTACCTTCATTATGTCATAAAAACTACAAGCTATGAGCAAGGTAACAATAGAATTTGACCGGGTAGAAGAGGCGGATGAACTCCGTACTGCCCTCGATGGGATTAAATATAAAATGCTCCTCTGGGAACTCGACCAGAAGCTTCGCAGCGTGCATAAATACGGAGCCGCCATCGAAGGATCAGGAGAAGCCACTCCAGAAGAAATGGACGTATGCTACAGGATAAGAGAGTACATCCGACAGGAACTACAGGACAGTAATTTAACAATAGAATGATTGGTTTTTGGATATGGGCAGATTAATACGCACAAAGGCGTATTGCAATAATTCCAAAAATGTTAATATATTTGCAAAACACATAATAACTAAATCAAATAAATACTTTATGAAAACAAAAAGAACGGTGTTCATCTACAACACCAAAGAAACAACAGAGCAAGAAGCAAAGTACATTGTCGACATTCTGAACTGTGATGACTCAATGCTATGGGATGAAGCAGATCACGACGGAGTAGAAGTCTTTGAAGTACCAGTTGAATCAAATGCAAATCAAGAAACATTTGAAGAATTTTTAGAAAGAGAAGGCTACGATGAAGGTAAAACCCAAGAGATATGGGAAGACGGTGCTAGAAAAGGTGCTGAATGGCAAGAGAAAAGAATGTATAGTAAGGATGAAGTCTTAAACTTACTAATAGAGATGAATTCTTGGCCTACTATCTTTGATGGTGAAGAAGATATTACAGAGTGGTTTGAACAATTAAAAACTAAATAACTATGGAAAAAGAATTTGTACCCTACGAGTTGGCTTGGGAACTTAAGCAACTTAATTTTGATGAAACTTGTTTTGGATATTATCATAACTTGGGGTCTCCCCAATTAGTATTGTCCAAAAGGGATTTAAGAGCATATAATGGTAATAGCATTGAGTATTGTTTAGCACCATTATACCAACAAGCATTCAGATGGTTTAGAGAGAAGTATGATTTATATGGAGAGGTAAAATTAACTTCTGTAAATCTACCCGATGAATCTGACTTTGCATGGTATGCTTATGATGCATCTGGAAATGATTGGGAAGATAACGTATTTCAAGAGACATACGAAGAGGCTGAATTAGTTTGCCTACAAAAGCTAATAGAGATTGTTAAAACTAAATAACTATGGAAAAGAAACAAACAGCGGTTGACTTATTAGTAAGCATACTAAACAAGGAAGGTTTTGCTCCCGTATTAACTGATGAAGAGATACAAATAGCCAGGCAAATGGAGAAGGAGCAGATACTTGATTCTTACATTGAAGGTCATAGCATATATGGTGAGTCTACAAATGCCGAACAATACTACAACGAAACTTACGGAAAAACTAAAAATTTATAACTATGGAAAATACAAAACAATTAGCATCAGTTAAGGCACTATTAAATCCTCCATATGTAGGTAAGTATTGCATAGGAGGTTATGGTGGAGGTTATGGTGGAGTGTGTATCTCTTTTACAAAAAAACCTAACTTCTTTCATCGTGCAATGATGAAGATGTTCTTAGGATGGGAATGGACTGACATAACTAAAAACTAAATAACTATGGAAAAGAAACAAACTGCGGTAACACTATTATTTCAAGAATTTAGAGCTTTATCCGAAGTTATGAGAAAAGCAGGTGATGAGAAAAATGCTAACCTAATTGATTGTTTATGTGAAAGAGAGGAGGTAGCCAAGCAAATGGAGAAGGAGCAGATTATTGATGCAAGACAAGATGGTATTGATGCTGTGTTTAAAGGATATTCAATAAGTAATGAGGAATACTACAACGAAACTTACGGAGGTCAAGATGAAAACTAAATAACTAAACAACAATGAAAAAATTATTTGTACTAGCTATGGTAAGCCTTTTATGTTTACCTGTATTTTCTCAAACTTCTAACTATTACATTGAAATAGTTAACAATGACTTTAACAACGATAGTTGTGGAATTATAAATATGAGTATTGACCCTGCTGCTAATTATACAGCTTGTGGTGTAGTAGTAAATGGGGTTGTTATTAAAAAAAGTGTAACATACCCTTTTACCATGACTGCTGATCGCATATTCAATTTTACTCTACATTTTGAAACTACTTGTGGATGTGTCTATGATTTTATAATCTCAGATACAGTAACGTTTGTACCAAATACCACATATGCAAGAGTAATTTTTGCTGATGGGGATGATTGCAATGACTCAAGTACTTTTGTTCTAGGGACAGATGAATTAGAAATTACTACGGTTTTAACAATTTATCCTAACCCAGCAACTGAACAGATAACTTTAAGTAGAATAGGTGATGTGTTAATTTATTCATCTAATGGAAAGTTAGTTAAAAATGTTAGGAATGAGAAAATAATTGATGTTAGTGATTTACCAAGTGGGTTATATCTTGGATTCATTAATGGGAAGAAGTTTAATTTTATTAAAAACTAAATAACTATGGAACACATTTATTTTTGGGTGCCAACCTTATTACAAGTCATAATGATTATTGAATTAAGACTTATTAGGGAGAACACAAAGAACAAATATTAAACTCTAAAACTAAAT